AGTATTGCAGAGAAGAAACTTTATTGTCCTGGTGGTATTATCCAAGTTAAGTCAACAACTAAGAAAGATTATTTCCATCATGATAGTACTACTATTACTGATATTACTGGACTAGATGTAACCATTACACCAACATATAATACAAGTAAGATCCTTCTTATGGCTAATGTTAATTTCGGTGGTTCAGCAAATGTATATGCTAGTTTTTTCCTTAAAAGAGATACAACACTTATTGGGGTTTCAACTACTGTAAGTGGTGATAATAGAGTAGCAGCAAACTTTGGTGGTCATCTTCAGTCTATACATAGAACAAGAAGTAGTGGGGTTCATTATATGGATGATCCTTATGGTGGAAGCGGTACTCCTGCAGCAATAACATATAAGGTGGCATGTGCATCGCAATATAATAGTGAAGATATCATGATTAATAGAACTTCTTCTACAGCAAATGATTCTTACAATATAGGCGTAACCTCCTCCATTACAGCAATGGAGGTAGCAGTTTAATGGCATTAACAGAAATCAATTCTTTAGGTCTAAAAGACGCTGAAGTAAAAACCGCAGATATAGCTGATGATAATGTAACTACAGCAAAAATAGCTGATGATGCTGTAACTGCAGCAAAATTAGCAGATAATGCTGTTGTTACAGATGCTATCAATGCTGATGCAATAACAGCAGCAAAGATTGCAGATGATGCAGTTGGATCTGAACATATAGAAACACTAGATAGCGATCTCTTTCTTGGAGACAACTGTAGTGTTGTAGTTGGTGCAGGGAGTGATGGAATCTTCTATTCAGAAGGTACTAACTCTGTTATAAGAACAGGTCTTGCTAATAACTTTGAGATACAAAGTAACCAATCATCTGGTGGTAATCATACAATAGCTAAGTTTAAAGCTAATAATGCTGTAGAACTTTACTATGATGATGCTAAGACATTTGAAACTGTATCTGGTGGTGCTACTGTTACTGGTCAACTTAATGCAACTGTAGGTGCATTTACTGATATAACAGGTAGACACGGTAGAGCACCAACTAATACTCAAGGTAGTACTTATACGCTTGTAGTTACAGATGCAGGTAAAATTGTAAAAGCAGCAGGAAATGTAACTCTTGATGAGAATATATTTTCTGATGGTGATATGTTAGTTATATATAATTCAACTGGTGGTGATATAACTCTTATACAAGGTACTAATGTTACCTTAAGATTAGCTGGAGATTCAGCTACTGGAACTCGTACAATTGCACAAAAAGGTGTATGTACTGTATTCAATTTAGCTGCAAACGAAGCTGTTGCTGGTGGCGTAGGAGTATCTTAAAATGTTAATGGTAATGGCAGCAGCTGGTGGAGGTGCTAAAGAGTATACCTCAAATTGGCTCTTAATTGCTGGAGGAGGTGCTGGCGGTCACCGTGGAGCAGGTGGAGGCGCAGGTGGATATCGTGCCTCTTGGAATAATGAAAGTTCTGGTTGTGGTGCTTCAGCAGAAGCAGCTATAACTTTTCTAGGAGGTACTGTATATACAATTACTATTGGCGCTGGTGGCTGGCAAGGCTGGGGTAGTCTCGCTGGTAAAGGTAATGATTCCTCTATTAGTGCTACTGGTTTTACAACTATAACTTCTGAAGGTGGTGGTTATGGTGCATTTTCCGCTTGGTACCCTGGTACAAATGGCGGTTCTGGTGGATCTGGAGGTGGTGCTGGTTATATGAAAAGTCCAGGAGCAGGAACAAGTGGCCAAGGTTGTCCTGGAGGAAGTTTTAATTATTCTGGTCCACCTGGCGGCGGCGGCGGTGCCGCTGGTAGTGGTGGCGGTGGAACTAATAACCAGGGCGGTAATGGCGGCGTCGGTGATCATTCTACAATAACTGGTTCTTCTGTACAACGTGCTGGAGGAGGCGCTGGTGGCGGAGGTTACCCTCAGACTGCCCCTGGAGGAACTGGTGGAGCAGGTGGCGGTGGTCCTGGTGGGGGCTGGTGGCAACATGGTACTAGTGCAACTGCTAACACAGGTAGTGGCGGCGGTGGAAGTGGAAGAATAAGTGCTTCTGGTGGTAGCGGTTCTGGAGGATCTGGACTTTGTGTTTTAAGAATGCTAACAGCCGATTACTCTGGTACAACTACTGGATCCCCTACCGTAACTACTTCTGGTTCTGATACTATCCTTACATATACTAGTTCAGGGAGTTATACAGCATAATGGCACATTTCGCAAGAGTTGAAAATGGTACAGTTACACATGTAATTGTTGCTGAACAGGAACATATAAATACTCTTCCTGATAAAGAGAAGTGGGTTCAAACTTCTTATAATACAAGAAATGGTGAACATATATTAGATGGCACCCCATTAAGAGGTCAATATGCTGGACCAGGGATGGTTTATAATGCTGAAGAGGATTATTTTGCTGATCCTAGACCTGTTGATTATCAAGGTAAGTCTTGTCTTTCATGGACATTTGACAAACAAATGTATGTATGGAAACCTCCTATAGGTACAACACATAATAATTATCCAGATATACCAGATGGATATGTGTGGGATGAAGAAAATATAAAATGGATATATAAACCCGAGTGATAAAAATACCTAGTGCTGATCTACCCAAGGCATTAGACATCCCTCAGTTGTACTTTAAACCGCCTACAGCGAACGTTCCATCGTATAAACCTATGGTTGTACCCCCAGCCGATTTGGAGCGTCCCAAGGACACTGAGGCCGAACCTACAACTGAAGAGCCAGAACCACCTAAGTTAACAATACCTGTATTAGACATACAGATGCCAATACCTGAAACAGCGGTAGTGGTAACAGCTGTAACAACAGCAGTAGTGGCAGTGGCAACCACCTCTATCACTCAATCTTTATTTGAACCTATTAAAAAGAAAGTACAGAAACAATTACAAGCTAAGGTTAACAAATGGAAGGAAAATCAGAAGAAAAAAAAGGACTCCTCAAAAAGTTAAAAGACGGAATTGAGGACCAAGAAGCCCAGATTCAGATTCTCGGAACATTCGTCAGACTTGGCGTTGTGGTTTGGTCTGGATTTATAATAACTTTAAATTACGTGGAAATACCTATGGTCAAGAAATCTGGTAACTCAGATATCACGTTCGTGGCATCGGTGTTTACTGGAGCTCTAGCCACTTTTGGCTTGGCTACTGGTAATTCTAAAGATAAGGGTAACACACCCGTCAACTGTCCTATGGTAAAGAAAAAGGAAGAATGATCCCCCAAATCATAGATAACTATTTATCAGAAGAAAGGTTTAAAGAATTACAAACTAATATTGTATGGAATACTGATTTCCCGTGGTATCTTAATAATAATGTTGTTTCTGGAAAAGTTGAAGATCCAGAAAGTTCTTATTATGCTACACATATTGTATACTATAACTGTAAGCCACTATCCAATATCTATGAAAAATTCATCCCATTAATTAATTCACTGCCTAATTTTCGTTCATTGTTAAGAGTGAAAGTAAATTTCTACCCTAGAACATCTGAATTATATGAACATGATAAACATGTTGACTATGATTTCGAACATAAAGGAGCTATACTATCTTTAAATACTTGTGATGGATTCACTAGATTAGAAGATGGTACTATAGTAGATAGTGTTGCAAATCGCCTTCTACTTTTTGATTCTTCAAAACCACATAATTCTTCAACAACTACCGATCCAAAATGTAGGTTCAATATTAACATCAATTACTTATGAAGAGATGGTTACTACTCTTAGCACTGTTATCCCCCTCGGTAGCAAGAGCGGAACTCGTCACCCCTCAATTCACACAGGGGTCGATGAATTCAACAACGACAACTCAACAAGATATAGAAGAAGACATAACGATCACCAAGTATGGTTCAGTCCTAAGTTCATGGACTGGAGAGAATGTTACACATACTTCAGCAACATCTGGAGGAATAGTAGATTCAGATTCAGTATTCACGATTCATACAGTAGGAGATCCATTCAGTCTAGAGATATTAACAAGATCAGCAACTCAGGTACTAGAAACACAGGAAATCGAAAGAACTATCGAAACTACTGCTACTACTACCTCGCTCTCTGTCTTCTCTCAATAGCTCCTGCTTATGCAGAACCAGAAGTACAGAATACCTCAAATCCAGTTGCTGCTGCTACTGGTAACGTTACAAACCAAGCTGTACAATTTCAAAACAATGGAGCACCTAGCCGACAAGTAATGGGTCCGAATATTATTTGTAATGGTAGTACTATGACATTCTCCCCGTTTTATATGGGGAATCATACTACTCCATTCGATGAGAATATGGATCAATCTAGCTACACAGTAGCTGAAAACTGGGGTTTCCAAGTGAATTTTATGGTTCCATTAGATGGATCTATTACAGAAAGATGTAAATCAATAGCAGCCAGGCAGGAAGCTAAAATGGCTCTAGACTATGAATTAGTTAGAGCTAAGGAATGTGCAAACCTTCAAACAAAAGGTTTTATGATAATGCCTGGAAGTCGTGTATATAAAATGTGTAGTGACATCATTCCTATCTCTACATACCTCAAAGCACAAGCAAAAGCCCAAGCTTGTAAGGAACCACCTAAACCTTGGTATAAACCGTGGCATAACCCTCAACCCAAATGTAAATCATGATCGTACTCATCAAGCCCATCCTATTCGCCTTCTTGAAGTCAGATTCAGTTAAGAAGCTTGTAGTAGACCTATTAGAAGCCTATGTTGCTAGAACTGACAACAAATTAGACGATCAGGCACTTAAGATAGTAAAAGAAAAACTATTCTCATAATGGCTAAAGCCACAGAACAACAGTTTAATGAGTTACACGGTCTTGTCACTAAAGAATTCCTTACGAGAATCAAAGCTGGCACGGCCACAACTCAAGACTTAAAAGCCGCATGTGACTGGCTTAAAAACAATGATATTAGTGGTGTTGCTTATGATGGTAATCCATTAGATAAGTTAAACCGCATCATGCCTAAAGTAGACCCAGAGCTTGTAAAACGGAGGCTCTACAGTGGGGCAAGGTAATAAAAAACGGAAAAACCTACGAAAACCTGGTAGGTATGCAAATGGTGCTTTAATATCCAGTGCTAAAGCTTGGATTCGTGGCAAAGGTAAAAAGATCCGCTTAGAAGCAGATCGATTAGCTGCAAATTTAAAAAAGAAAGGCATCCAAAAACCAGGTCCAGATTATGAAGCAGGTCACAATGCTCATGGTCCAGGTCAACATGGTTGGGAAAAGATAGCTAAAAACCGAGCTGTCGAAACTAAAAACAAAAAGAAAAGTAAACTTAAAATCGTACATCATCACGTTTAATTATCATGTCACAAATAGGCGGGGGCATCCCAGGAACAACTTCTAAAAATAAGAAGAAGAAGAAAAAGGAAGGTCCAGGATTCCTTAAATCAATTGGTAATCAATTCAATAAAGCTAAACTAGCTATTGAAAAATCTTCTGAGAACCAGTTTAAAGCTTTTACTTCTGGAAAAGCTGGAGATCATATGAATGTAGGGGGATCTAAATCAAAGAAGAAAGGTTTAAGTAAAACTCAGAAACTTCAAAAGAAATCTGATCAACAAGCTAGAAAGAAAGCAATTAAATCAGATGCAGCTGGTAAGAATATAGGTGCAAGATCTAGATTCGTAGGTCGAGCTGAAGCAAGATCTTATTTACCAGATGATTTAAGATCCAAACCTAAGAGTCAATGGACTGCTAGAGATAAGAAGAGAGCTAGAAAAGCTGAATTATCAGGTATGCACAAGACTACTAAACGAGTAAACGACCGTAAGAGTGGTAATATAGCTAAAAATATTAAGAGTAGATTACCTGGTGGGTACTAAAAATGGCTAAATTCCGTTTACCGAGGAAATCTCTTCCAACATATCGTAGGCCACTAACTGACGAAGAAAAAGCAAAGCAGGTTGAAGATTCTAAAAAAGCTAAAAAAACGAAAGCCAATAAACGATTACGTCGTCGTCTAAAATTCAAACAAGCAAAAGCACAAGATCTTGCGGATATCAAAAAGACTCTTAAGTCAATTGATAAAGTTAAAAAACCAAATGTCAGTAAGCTTAAATTAAAAAGTAGGTTAACCAAAACATCAAAAGCCTTAAAAGGAAATAGAGCTATTCAAAAAGCTATTGGAGTTGGTAAACATGCAGGTAAATTAAGGTATCTAAAAGGTTTAGCTAAAGGTGGTATAGCTGCAGGTATTACTATAGCTGCTGATAAAGTTACAGATGAAGTATTAGATAGAGCATTTAAAGGTAAAAAGACTCTAAAGGAATATAGAGCAGACAAAGCACTTTTCGAAAAGGTAGGTAGGAAGAAATACTTAAAGTTAAAGGGAAAAACAGCAGAGAAGAAAGAGTTAAAAGCTAAGAATGAAGCTGTCACTAACCCTAAATCTTCTACTAAACCTGCTGCTAAACCTGCTACTAAATCCCAACCTAAAGTTTCTACACAAGAACAAACAGAAAGAGCTGCTTGGTTAAAGAAAACTCGTAATAGTCCTGCTGCTGAAGCTGGAGTCTTCTCAGATGATGAGAGATGGGCATTACAGAAAAAACATCGTGCTTGGAAAGCATCTAGAAGAAAACCAAAAAAGAAGAGGTAATTTATGGCAGTACAAACATTACTAAAACCTTTAGCAAAA